ATGGGATTTCATCCGACAAACCCAGCTACAGTAGATGAACAAGAGTTTTTAGTAAATCCTACGGATGACTGTGATTGGGAGCCTGAGTATCAGTATAGTATGATGTTAATACAAAAATATAAACAGTTATATGAAGCAAGTTGCAAACTACATAAGATAGGGTATTATAAAAATTGGCCAGCCGAGTATTACGATGATGTCGTAAAAACAAGGCAAGACGACTACGAAAAACTTTTTAAAAAGGAGAAATAAAATGCCAGGCATGAAAATGAAAAAACAAGCTATGAAGCGGGGCGGTAAGCCGGCTGCTATGATGAAACGTGGCGGCAAAGCTAAAAAACAAGCTATGAAGAAAAAAAAGAAGAAGAAGTAATAAATGGCTACCTCGGGAACTACTGCTTTTGATTTAAGTATAGATAGACTTATCGAACGTGCTTACGCTAGATGTGGCACACAAATAAGAACAGGATATGAATTATCTGCTGCAAGAGATAATTTAAATCTTCTATTTTCTGAGTGGGGCAACCGAGGTATTCACCTTTGGAAAGTAAAAAATCACACATTAACATTAACGGCAGGAACAACTGAATATACAGCGCCGTCAGATGCATCTGATATTTTAGAAGTAGTCTTTAGAAGTGCAGACGATAATACTGATACAAGTATGACTAAAATATCAAGATCAGAATATGAAAATTTACCAAATAAAAATTCACAAGGCACACCTAGTCAATATTATGTAAGAAGAGATTTATCATCTGTTAAGATTAAATTATTTCTGACACCTGATACAACCGGCACAAAAATTAATTTTTTCTATGTAGGTAGAATTGAAGATGTAGGAGTTTACACTAATACAGCAGATGCTCCTTTTAGATTTTTACCTTGCTTGGTATCTGGTCTAGCTTATTACACAGCTCAAGAAGTAGCTCCTCAACTTTCACAAGAATTAGAAAGAAGATATGAAGCTGAGTTACAAAGAGCTCTTACAGAAGATAGTCAATCAACATCTGTTAATATTGTGCCACAGAACTTTTATCCGTCGGGGTAAAAAATGGCATATGCATCTGGAAAATTTTCAAGAGCGGTATGTGATCGTTGCGGTCAAGAATATAAATACCAACAATTAAAAAAAGAATGGAACGGACTTTTTGTTTGCCCAGAATGCTATGAGCCAAAGCATCCACAACTAGACCCTCCTTATCATCCACCAGATCCTGAAGCATTACAAGACCCAAGAGTAGAGTCTAACAAAATTTTAAAAGATGATAGTCCTACAGGACCAAACGATGCAACGTTTGATACGTTTTCACAACCTATGCCTATTACTGTTTTTTTGGGTGAGCCAGGTGACAGTGCATTTTTAACGACAAGACAAAGCACGTCTCCTACTGATGGTTCTAATCCTACAGATTCGAATAGTATGTTACCTCAGACACCTCATAAGAAATTAATTGTAAAGTCATCACAAGGAACTGTCACTGTATCTACTGCTAGCACAACCACATACACAGTAACGGTTGCAAGTAAAACAGGTGGAGGTAATGCTTTTTATATTGATGGTGTCGAGGCACCTGTATTAACACTTAACGAAGGTGACTCATATATATTTAATTTAAGTGACAATACAGTCAGCTCACATCCTTTTTATTTAAGCACCACATCAGATGGTAGCCATAATTCTGGGTCAGTGTATACATCTGGTGTAACCTTCAAGATTAATGGATCTTCTGTATCACAATCGGCTTATGCTAGTGGATATTCTAGTGCAACTACAAGAGCATTAGAAATTACTGTAGCAATTGGAGCTCCAACACTATATTATTATTGTAGTAGTCATCCAGGTATGGGTAACTCAATTAATACACCATGAACTATAGCGAATTATTAGACAATGTTAGAAACTACACAGAGGTAGGATCAGAGGTCTTATCTAATAGTGTAATAAATGTTTTTATAACAAATACTGAAGATAAAATACAAAAACAACTTGATCTCGATGCTTTTCGTAAGTTTGCTACATCTTCTTTAACTGTTGGCAGTCCCTTCCTAACAGTCCCAGAAGATTTTGACTTTGAAAGAGGTGTACAAGTTGTTGATGGTAATTCAGACAGAACATGGTTAGAGCAAAGAGATACAACTTTTATTGACGAATATAATCTTGATAGAGCTAACAATACAGGCACTCCAAGATACTATGCTAATTGGGATGAGGACACTTTTATACTTGCCCCAACGCCTAATGCAGCTATTACAGTTGAGCTTTGGTATAATAGAACACCTGAAAGATTAGGTGATGGCACATCCGGTACATCAACAACCACTTATATATCTAATACAGCGTCATCAATTTTAATTTATGGTGTAGTGTCAGAGGCTTTTTCTTACTTGAAAAATCCTACATATGTGCAATTATACGATCAAAAGTACAATCAAGCTGTACAAGGTTTATCTACAACCCAAATGGGTAGAAAACGTAGAGACGAATACGCAGATGGAGTCCTGCGTGTGCCGTTACAATCAGTGGCTCCAGGAGGTAAATAAAAATGGCGATTACACAAGCGGTATGTGATAGCTTTAAAAAGGAGTTGTTAGAAGGTGAACACGACTTTCGATCCTCTGGTGGCGATCAATTTAAGTTAGCTTTGTATGGTTCTTCTGCTTCTTTAAGTAACACAACAACAGCATATACAACTTCACAAGAAGTTAGTGCATCTGGCACCTATTCTGCTGGTGGTGGTAACTTAACAAGCACAGGTGCTGGAGCAACAAACAATACTTCATTCATTGATTTTAGTGACATTAGTTTTACAAGTGCTTCAATCTCAGCTCAAGCTGCTGTGATTTATAATTCAAACACTTCTGCAACAACAAATACAAATGCTGCAGTTATGGTTTTAGATTTTGGAGCAGTAAAGACATCAACATCAGGAACATTCACAGTACAATTCCCAACTAACAACGCTACAAGTGCTATCTTAAGAATCACTTAAGTTTAACGCCAGGTAAAGCGTTATGTTTTTTGGTAAAACCACATTTGCTGAAGATTCTTTTGCTTCGCAAGGTATAAAAGATGTAAGCGTTTCTGTTTCGGGCCAAAGCTTATCGACAGCTATTGGCACAGAAGGTGCTGTAACAAGTGTAACTGTAGTGCCAACAGGTATTGCAGTCAGTTCTACACAAGCCTCCGTCACAATATTCCTACCTGATGTAACTGCTACACCGACAGGTATAGCTGTTGCAATACAGAATATAGGTGCTTACTCAGTTTCCGCTGGCGGTGAAACATCTATTATTGTTGGTAGTGAAAACTTAATAAATACAAGTGTTGGTACTTCCACTGTTCAAACAGACGTAATTGCTCTACCATCCGGTATTGCTTTATCTTCTGCTATAGGCACAGCCACACAAACAAGTGCTGTTGTAGCAACTCCTACGGGTATTGGTATGACCTCTGCTCGTGGCTCCATATCATTTACAAGTGATCTGATTGTCGACCTTACAGGCAATGGTCAGTCAATGTCGACTGCTATTGGTACGGAAACGTTCCAAGGTAATGTTATTGTTACACCAACGGGCATAGCAACTACAACGTCTATTGGCACTGCAGTAGCTACACCAAGTATTACTGTAAGTCCTACAGGCATTGCCATGACCTCTGCTATAGGCACTGCAGCAGGTGTGCCGGTTACAATAGCTGCCGTAAACGGTATTGACATGACTGTGACTATCAGAACACCGGGTGTCCTAGCATGGTCTCCAGTTGTACCAGGTGTATCTAATACATGGACAGCGGTGGATGATAGTGCTACAAATACATGGACAGAAGTAGATGACAGAGAGGTAGCTTAGTGCTATAAAATATCATGGCTTTCGTAATTAATGACAGAGTAAAAGAAACAACCACAACCACCGGAACAGGAACTTTTGCTTTAGGTGGAGCGGTTCAAGGATTTGAAACATTTGGTGCAGGAATAGGTAATAGTAATACTACTTACTATGCAATATTTAATCCAGGCACAGCAGAGTTTGAAGTAGGCTTAGGCACACTTGACGGTGATAGTTCTGATTTAGCTAGAA